AAAGTTGGTAATGAAGAGGCAGACAGAATTACTCGGATTGCTACTGCTCGTGGAACTAAGTTTCATGATCTGGTAGAACAGTATATGTTGAACAATAACGTAGACGATTTCAAACCTCTACCAACTACAAAGTTTCTTTTTCTCAAAGCCAAACCTTTTCTAGACCGTATAAATAATATACACGCTTTAGAAAAATCACTTTATAGTGATTACCTTGGACTTGCGGGTCGCGTTGATTGCATCGCGGAGTACGAAGGAGAACTCGCAGTCATTGACTTTAAGACATCTAAGAAGATCAAACCAGAAGAATGGATTGAGAACTACTTTGTTCAAGAAGTAGCCTACGCTTGCATGTATTATGAAATGACTGGAATTGCAGTTGAAAAATTGATTACCATTATGGTAGCTGATAATGGAGAATGTCACGTCTATGAAAAACGCAACAAAAGTCACTATATTAAACTTCTTACCAAGTACATCAGAGAGTTCGTCGAACACCACACCGAATCTTATGCCAAACACTGAAAAGGTAGACTCACTAATAAAAGAAAAGTTTCTTTGTCAGTCAAAGTTTGCACAAGACATCGAGTATCTCGTCGCGACCTCTAAGATTAACTATATCGAAGCAATCGTAACTTATTGCGAAGAGAACGGTATTGAGTTTGAATCTGTGTCTAAATTAATTTCTAAACCCCTAAAGGAAAAACTTAAGTGTGAAGCGACTCAACTTAATTTCCTCAAAAAAACCAGTCGTGCTAAATTGATGTTTTAATGATGACACCGCTAGATGTTTACAAGACATACCTAGCATTCAAGAATCATTTCACCAAGGAAAACTACGACTACTTTCAATATTGTGGGAAGTCTCGCGCATCGAAGGAGGCTTTCCACAAGAGAAAGGATCGGTATTTCTTTGAACGTATGTCACGAAAGAAGAGTGACGACGAAATCAAACAGTATTTTCTCGCCAACTTTGTTGAATGTAGTGATCCCAGTAAACTGTGGATCGGTGAAATTATTGAATCGGGTGAGTCTAATTACCAGAATTGGTTAAAGAGATCTCAGAGTCTCACATATCTGTTTAAGACTGAAGTAGAAGTCTTTATCAACAAAAAGAATTTTGAACAACTATTCAAAGTAGAAGGAACAAAACATCCAGACATCCTAAAGAAGCATTTGCAAGGTGCAATCTCTATAGAGACAATGGTAATCCTCAATTTGATACTAGGATTTGTGCCTAACTTTGACAAAAAACTAATCGATCCTGTTTGGGAAACTACCAGTCTACGACTCAAAAAATATCAGGCTTTCCTAAATAATGATAGCAGCAAATACAAAAAAATCTTAAAAGAAATAGTACTATGAGTGGATTCTTCGATTCAGAAATCGTAAAAGAACAAATCAAAGAAATGGAAGATCTCCAACAGGAGATCATTGAAAGAACAATGTCCGCTCCATTCATGGGTGGACCTGAAAAGAAGGAACATGTTGACCTGATGAGACAGTTCCTTGATAAACAAAAGAACCTGTGTTTCAGAATTCAACTCTCTCAAGATCCACAAGCATTGGAAATGAAAGAAAGGATCAAAGAAGCTGCTATCATGTTGGGAATGGATCCCGAAAGTGGTATCAATGAATTCTTTGAGAAAATGGACGAGACACTAGATTACTTAGAAGAAATTGCAGACGAGTAAAATGAGTTACCAATACACAATCACATCCAGATACTGTTATCACAACGGTGAGATTGTGGATATGTTTTTTATAAACGGTATACCATTTACATTCGACGATCTTCCTACAATCATGCAGGATGATCCATACATTCAAATAGAAGCAAAGGACCATCAAACATATACAATAGAAGATATGTATCGGTGGTCTTCCTACCTGATCATGGAGGAGTGCCATCCACTCCTGTTTGAGGTAGACTTGAAGAATCCTGAGGAACTCCCAAGGGATTGAAAACCAGGGCTTGACATCCCTTCTTGCGACCTGTAAGATAAAGTCGTCCCAAAAGCCAAATACACACAATACGGAGCTACAACATGTCTTTTGCTGATCTCAAGAAACAGTCCCGCGCTGGTTCGCTGACTGATAAACTGATCAAGAAAGTCGAAAAACTTAATAGTGGAGAGTCCAACGGTGACGACCGTCTCTGGAAACCTGAAGTCGATAAGGCAGGTAACGGTTATGCCGTGATCCGATTCCTTCCCGCACCTGAAGGGTGCGAACTTCCCTGGGCCCAAGTTTGGAGTCATGCCTTCCAAGGTCCTGGTGGTTGGTACATCGAGAACTCTCTGACTACCCTGGGACAGAAAGACCCTGTGTCTGAACACAATCGTACCCTGTGGAACAGTGGTCGCGACTCTGATAAAGAGATTGCACGTAAACAGAAACGCAAACTGTCTCACTACGCAAACATCTATGTGGTGAAGGATCCCACCAACCCTCACAACGAAGGTAAGGTGTTCCTCTACAAGTTCGGTAAGAAGATCTTTGACAAGATCACCGAAGCAATGCAACCTCAGTTTGCTGATGAGGAAGCAATCAATCCCTTTGACTTCTGGAGTGGTGCAAACTTCAAACTGAAGATCCGCAAGGTCGAAGGTTACTGGAATTATGATAAGTCTGAGTTCGATAGTCCTAGTGTTCTTCTGGATGATGATGACAAACTGGAGTCCATCTACAAGAACTTGAACGATCTGAATGAGTTCACTGATCTCAAGAACTTCAAGTCCTATGAAGATCTGAAGAAGCGTCTTGACTATGTTCTTGGTCACAAAGGTACTCCTAAGTTCCAAGATCAGGAAACTGTTGAAGAAGATGCACAGTGGGAACGTGAACGTAAGGGTGACTTCTCTGAGTCCAAGTCCTACAATGCACCTGCTGCAAGTGGTGGTTTCAATGACTCGGATATCACTCCACAAGCGTCTACAGAGACAACTGAAGAAGAAGACGATGCACTGAGTTACTTCCAGAAACTCGCAGAGTCCTGATACTAGAAAGGAGGGTTAACACCCTCCTTTTTTTATATTCCAGATAGTTTAGGATTATATGCCTGAGTAAGATTAGAATTAACTGAAGTTTTTAAAGTTGTATCATATTTCATTGATCTTCTTAGATCATCTTGAATCAAAGTAATATACTCTGGTCTTGGTAATCTAATGATTCTCTTTTGTTCATTACGAGCAACTTCATATTCATAATTAGTAACTGGTTTTGCAATCTTATTGCCTTTCAGTTCTTGGATAACTCCTTGACTATCCATATATTCAAATGCCTTAGTTAGTTGAAGTTCCCACTGCGTTCCACTCCATCTATAAACTTTATTATTCGCAGCGTATATATCCCCAACTTCTGTTACAACCGTTTCTTCTGGTTCAATGTCAAATGTAACTGTAGGAGGATCATAATAATTTTCACCAGGATCTGTAATTGTTACAGATATCAACTCCCTACCACTTACTGAAGTAATACCAGCGGCAGATCTGAATACTGGGGGAAATCCAAGTGTTACTTGAGGAGCAACTGTATATCCAAATCCTGCCTGAGTAATATCAAAAGAGGTTACGTGGAATCCGTTATCACCCTGTGTAAGTATTGCAGTAGCCGCTGCAGCAACCGCAGTAAAAGGTGTACCAATAGCTACTGAAGGAGTTGTAGTATAACCAAATCCAGTTTGGGTAATACTAAATCCATTAACTCTACCCAAAGAATCTACCGTGCAAGTCGCTTTTCCTTTTGATCTATTTTCAAACTGAGCAACCTTATCATCACCTTCACCAACAACCCATAGTGTTTCTTTGGTGTCTTCTTGCACAAATGCATCAGTAGGTTGATCTGCTCTGTTAGCAACAAAGAAAGTTTCTGAATTAGTGATATTACTTAGATCATATGCAACGTCTAAATCAAATCCATGAATAGATCCAGAGTCTTGACCCACAACATAGAGTTTTTTACCATCATCTCCGAAAGTAAATCCAACTAGATCGAAGTCCTGCACAAGACCACCTATATTTGTGGTAGAACCTAATGTTGGACTGGAAAGGTTGTATGCAGCAGTTAAATTATATGTTTTGATACTATCTGGATTGTTACCATCCAGAATAAACATTTTCAATCCATCTCCACTGAATCTAACTCCACCAGGAGCATCTAATGTAAATGAAGTTGAATAAATTGCAGTTGATAGATCCCAGGGAACAACTAACTGATAATATGCAACCTTCTGAGTTCCACTAAGACCACCAGTTACAAACAAAGCAGCTCCATTATTTGTAACGTCAATACCAGTACAATAAGAGAATTGGCTACTAGCATCTAAAGTTGGTCCTGCTGCAATAGTATCAATATCCCATGGAGTAGAAAGATAAAACTCCTTGATTTGATTTGAACCAGTCATACTGGCGGTGTAAATCTTATAACCATCGGGTTTGATTGCCATACCCTCAACGTCACTTCCCACACCAATAGGAGATTTTTTTCTATATCTTGCACCAACAACATAATTTGGTGGTAAACTAATCGTTACTGCAGGTGCAGTCAAACCATATCCAATACCTGGATCAACTACGGAAACGGAATTAAGTCTACCTGTGGCATTTAGAGTTGCAATTCCAGTTGCATTTCTGGATGGATATGGTTGACTAATTGTCACAAGGGGAGGACTTCTATATCCCGCACCAGTATTAAATCCAACTGTTGTACTAAAACCACTAAGATGAAACTTTTCTATTTCTGCGGTTGCAGTTGCTGCGATAGTCTCTGGTGGTGCTGAAAAACCAATCTTAGGATTTCTGGGATAACCTCTACCTCCGCTAGAAATTGATGCAGCATTTACAACAAAGTCTTGAACAGATGTCAAGATAGTGGCACCTATACCAGGTAGGGTGATTACTGGAAAGGTTACTCCTGGTGGATTTGTAGTAATTCCTTCATATTGAGGTGCATCATAATAAGACTTATCTACTTCCAAACCACCAGGAACTAATAATCTACCAAAAGAGTCTGCGGTTTGTATAGTTTCGTAATGATGAATTTCTAATAGTTTATCCTCATCACCATATTTTTCCATCATATAGTTATGAAGTTCTGAATTATTCAGAGGCCAATCACTGTAATAATCTTGAATGTTATTTACGAGTTTTACAACCCAATCCAGTCCAGAATCATTATATACTGCCTTAGCAATTTGTTCTGGTCTTTCATTTTCTTCTACTTTGTAGAAATCGAATGTGGTGAAGACTGATTCTAGATCTTCTCTGAGTTTACTTCTTCTGAATAAGTTTTTCGCTACAGTAACTTCATCATTGGACTTCGATCCTTTGAATCTGTTAACATACTCTATATTTGGTAGATTTTTGAAATATGCCATGAGTTTTTAGTAACCGATGTCTTCTTCTGGTAAATTCTCAAAGTCTCCACTATATATCGGAGTCAGTTCACCAAACTCCAAAACAATTGTCACAGAAACTGGTTGACCATCATCATATGCAGCCCACATTTTATCTGGAGAGTAGTCTGTACTAAATCCTCGTAAGGCACAGACTTTAAATTTGGGTAATGATATATTTCTCTTGTTATCTGTAGTTTTAAATTCTACTCCAAAAACATTTGGTGTTTTAATAAAGAAATTATTACCTGTACTTGAATTTCTAGGAGACATTCCTTGTTTAAAGAATCTAATAATTTCTCTAATTTCTTTAGCCTCGCTTTTACTCCTTGCAGTTAGTCTATATGCAAGTCCAAAGTTTCTAAGGAGTGGTGATCTAAACAATAACTCCATGTTAGGGTTTGGAACAATACCAGCACCTCTTGCTAGAATTGTTTCTGCGGAAACATTTATCCCCGCCGCTTGTAATATATTACTGGACATTACTGAATTCAAAAGTGCTTTACCAGATTGATTTCCCTCTGTAGTTAGACCTTGAATACCAGTAACCAAAGCTTTTGCTCCAATCATTGCTCTTGCAGCACCACCTATTCCACCAATTCCAATACTACTATTACCTCCACTACCAGTTAGGAACCCTACGCCGGCACCAACGAGTCCACCAAATCCTCCAGCAGCTAAATATTGACCTTGATTTTGAAGAACATCCTGAGTTACTCCAGCAGCAAGAGTGTTCATGGTATCTTCACCATATTGAACTTCTCTTTTTTCTTCAAAACTTTGTGGCATCGGTAATATCACTTTACCCAAACCTTCTTTTAATCTTCCTTTTGAATCATTATATAAGTTTGATGAGTCAGTAAGTCCTTTTTCAAAAATTTTGCTGTCACTGGTAAAAAATTCGTCTTGATTTGGAGCAACATAATTAAACATTGATATTACACAAGTGTCTCTATGCGTTTCTAATGTACTCCCTTTCAACGCAAGAGGATATACTAAAAGTTTACTTCCAGAAAATCCTGCTTTATATTTGTCATTTGTTCCAATTGCTTTGATATTATTTGGATCAAAGACTCCTCCTAGATTTGTTACTGTATCAATTATGTTAGGTTGAGTGCCGCCGCCAGTTGCGAGTGACTCGCCCACATCTTCTAAGAGACCTTGGATACCAGTTGGACTCGGTTGATTCGTTTGATTTGCGTTTGCAGGAGAATTATCAAATGGGTCAGCTGCTCCTGGTTTTGACCATGCAGGTGGCGGAAAATTATAAAGGGTACTTGCTTTTGTAGCAGCATCATTCAATTGAGTTTGAAGTTTTTCTCTACCTGTATCATCAATATTAAAGTAGTTAAATGTTTGTTGCCATGTATCATTATCAAAAACTGGAGAAGTGGGGACAAAAGTTTTTGATCCATTTGAAAGCACCTCTGAGGTAGGCACCACTATATACTTATTATTATCAGTGTCCACCTGAATTTTAAAGGTTATTACATCACCATCAGTTGCTGTTATTTCAATTCCTTCTTTTAAAGTTTCTACTGCCACTTATAGTAAGTAATGAAGTTCTTGTTTATTATTTAGACTACTTTGGAGAACGTATATATTTTGCATAAGATATAGAAGTCAATACAGGTAATTCGGTAGAAGTAACCTCATATAAATTACTCTGCATTTCTGCCCAGGTGTAGTTTCTAGGATCTTTGAAGTGTATATTGTATCCTCGGAATCCCCATCGAAATACTTCTAGACATTCGATCAATGGGTGTTGATCATACTTGAGATCTTTTGTCTTTGCCTTATATAAAAACGTGTAATATTTTCCCTGATCAGGTACAGGTGTTACTGTATATTGCAGTGCATCCATGATCAACATCATGCGATCTTCTACGTCTTGTTCTGCATTGATTTTATCTTTAATCGGACTAATCCTATCATCACTCAGGATAGGATCATCACCTTTTCCAATTAGATCCGCAAGGTCTTGCTCTGCTTTTTTTTGTTTTAGAGTTTTTCTTGGCATTACTTGATACCTAGATCTTTTTCTGTCATGATCTTAAATTCATAGTTTCTATCATCACAGAACTCCTGAGCTGCTTTCCACTTTGCTTGATTAACTGCCCAGGTCTTGACTTTATATGCCCACTGTTTCGTCCTCCTTTTAGGATTCTGTTCAGGCATTTCCACTTCTCTTTGTGGTTTGACTTCAATCACCATCGATCTTTTTTTACCAAACTTATCGGTGTATCGGACAAAGAAATCTGGATAGTATCGGTGAACTTTATTATCAATAGGAGAGATATATGGAATACAGAATTCCTCAGACTGCCACTGGTTTACATTCTCATTGAGATCACAGTATCTCATGAACTTTCGTTCCCAGAGTGAACGATAAACAATATTTGCTGGGTCACCTTTATACTTTCGGGGATTCTCTGGTCGATATTTTCCCTTGTAACTCATATACATAGTATAGATCCTTAAAAAATATTTATAGTGGCGGAAAATCTGTACAGATATAGGGTTGATCCTCTTCACATTAGGATGACGGAGGGCAAATCGTCTGCAGCTCAGGGTAACATCGGCGGTGTTATGGACTACCTGGGCGAGATTGCCATGTCCAGTCAATTCAAACTAAATTTATTTTTGAGTGGTACTGGAACAGATGTTGCTGATAATGATTTAAATCAGTGGTTTAGAGAATGTGGAATATTTGGAGATAATGCTAACGATCAAGCACTGAAGTATGATCTACTGTGTCATCAAGCTCAGTTGCCAGGAACTCAGTTTGATCTAGCAACAGAAAAGGGTGGATTTCAAGGAGTTACTGAGACATTTGCAAGAGCTAGACAGTTTACTCAATTTGCAGTTTCATTCTATGTTGATAGTGAGTATAATGTTATTAGACTATTTGAAGAGTGGATGAATTTTATCAATCCACTTGTTACTACCAAAGGAAAAACTATTAATGGTAGTCCTGCAGGAAGTTTATTCAGACAGGAAGCCCAGGGTAGCCAAGCCTATTTGAGAATGAGATATCCAGAGGATTACAAGAGAAATATTACTATTACTAAGTTTGAAAGAAATGCTGGATTTCATTTAGGTAAGAACAGTATATACCCATATGAACAAGAAAGTAGATTACTGACTTATCAGTTTGTTAATGCATTCCCCATTCAAGTTGCTGCAGTTAATTTGAATTATGGTGGAAGTGAAATTGCAAAAGTTGATATTGTCTTTAACTATGATAGATACACCACCATGAAACACGATCCTGGTAGACAAGTTTCAGTACCACGGAACTTGAGTTTAGAAAGTTTTACACAACTTAAGGGACTACCAGGATTCGCTATTGGAGATTTCGCAGACCAAGATGGTAACCTCCTGGGCGGATCGGACAAAATTGCTTGATAAATAAAATTACTGAGTTGAAATTCTATGCCATTACCTAAGATTGCTGCGCCAACCTACGAGTTGACACTACCCTCTACAGGAAAAAAAGTTAAATATAGACCTTTTCTGGTCAAAGAAGAAAAGGTCTTGATTCTCGCTCTCGAAAGTCAAGATGTAAAACAAATTACCATGGCAATCAAACAAGTATTGTCTGAGTGTATTCAAACTAGGGGTATTAAAGTAGAAGAACTACCCTCTTTTGATATTGAATATCTTTTCTTGAATGTTCGTGGTAAATCAGTTGGAGAAGCGATTGAATTGATTGTTACTTGTCAAGATGATGGTGAGACAGAAGTACCTGTCAAAATTTATGTTGACCAAGTAGATGTTCAGTTTGAGGAAGGACATTCCCCAGAGATCAAGTTGGACGATTCCGTTGTATTGAAAATGAAGTATCCATCACTGGATCAATTCATTAAAAATAATTTTGATTTTAATGAACAGGAATCGATCAGTACTATTGAAAGATCATTTGAAATTATTGCAGAATGCATCGATACTATTTTCACTGCAGAAGATGCCTGGTCTGCTAAAGACTGTACCAAGAAAGAACTGTTAGAGTTTATTGAAGGGATGAATTCTTCTCAGTTTAAGATGGTTGAAAAGTTCTTTGAAACCATGCCAAAACTGAGTCACACCTTTACAGTCAAGAATCCTAAGACCAAGAAAGAAAATACTGTAACGCTGGAGGGGTTAACGAGTTTTTTCGGTTGATAATGTCTCATGTTAATCTTGAGGCATATTTTAGAATCAACTTCGCTTTGATGCAGTTCCATAAATATAGCTTGACTGAGATTGAAAACATGATGCCTTGGGAAAGAGACATTTATCTTGCCCTATTGAGATCTCACATTGAAGAAGAAAACCTAAAGGCACAACAAGCTAATGGCGGTTAGTAACTTACCAAATCTAAGTGTAGCAGCTCCCAGATCTGCTGGAAAAATATCTCCAGAGAGTATGTCTGGAGGTCAGACCTTAGGTTCTGGTGTAGTTGAAAGTGCCGCTAATAATATTGCAGGATTTAAGAGAGCAGGAACATCTACTGTAGCGCCAAGAGTTCCAAACATTGCAGCTCTTCTTCAAACTATTTCTTCTAATATTATTAGTAATGTAGAAAATATAACGAGTGGTGTTAAGAATGTAATTCAGGGCGGAATTACTAACGTAACAAATGTATTTGGTAGAAAAGAAGCTGAGGAAGATCCGAATAAAATAATGTCGGAGTTCTTAGGACTCTACCAAAAGGCATTAGATTATATTAAATTCTTTGCAGATCCTAAACAGATCCAAGGATTTGATAAAGCGATTCAATTATATCAAGATAGTTTAAAATCTACAGGAGATACTGTAGTTACTATCAGGAAGTTCGTCAAAAAGATGATCAAAGACTTCCTGAAGTTAAAGAATGAACTTGCCAATATGGGAGGTGGTGGTTTTAAATTACCACGATTACCTTTACCAGGAAGAGGGCAACAACGTCAACCTAGAAGACCTAGACCTAGAACTAGGGTGCCTAGAGGCAGAGGTGGTAAGTTAGGTCTAGGATTATTGGGTCTAGGTCTACTTGGTGGTGGATTAGCTGCTGGTAGTAGATTTATCGGCCGAAACGAGGAAAAACAACAAACATCGGAAGGGATAAGTCAAGAACTAATTACAAAATTTGATGGTGTTTTAGATAAATTTGACGAAGCTATTTCGACTTTAGAATCATTAAGTTCTTCTGCCGCTAGTGGTGAGGGTGATCCTAAAGAAGTTAAACCTGGAGATGGAAAGGATGGCGAAGATGATGGTCGTGCAGGTAGTTATAAGATTGATCCATCAAGATTTGGGGATGGGGTATATGGTACAGGATTGGTAACAGGTCCCGAAGGTAAAATTGGTGCGGGTACTGAATATCATCTTGACACTAAATTTTCAAAGGATACTTCATTAGAAGATCGTATTAAACTATTGGATCAACTTGCTAAGGGATATGCTGCTAGAGGAAGAGAAATAGAATTTTCCAATGATGCAGTCGCTGGCACTGTATATGATCCTAATGCTTCTCTTGAGGAAAAAACTGCATTACTCAAAAAAGTACATGCTGCTCATAGTCATTCCTTACATGCAGATTATGATAGTATTGATTACTATATTCCTAAAATTTCTGATGAAAAAGGTAGACGTGGAAAGAGTGCAGAAGGTGCTGAAATCTTAATGCCAACTATGCAAGACGCTCAACTCAGATATGGTCAAAGTGGGGGTTATGGTGCATTTGTTGATATGGTTGATAAAGATGGAAAAATTATTATGACTACTGGACATGGTGATATCCGAGGTGCTCGATCAGGAACCGTTGATCTTAGTCCACCAAAACCAGCAAAACCATCAGTTGAACCAGTTGAAGAAGTAAAACCAGATCCCAAAGCACAAAAACTAAGTCTTGCTGATCCAAAATCAACGAATTTCATTCAACAAGTACCTGGGTCAAATAATGTTGCAATGGTTCCAGTTCCTAGTGAATCTACCCCACCACAAAGATCTTCATCGCCACCACCAGCAACAACACCATCAGAAGTTCAAAATATTGATTTTAACTTACCTGTACACAATCCTGATAATGCATCAGTGATTTTAACTCATCAAATGCTTAACGTTGCGGTAGGATAATGTCAGTAAATAATCTAACTCCAAAAGTAAGAAGTAAGGCTAAAAAGGTATTGAATCTCGCGGTCAGATCCAAGAGATCGATGAAACTCAATGAGTTGAACTTTGTTCGCACTTCAACGTTCATTGGAAAAGAAGCTAAGAGGATAAGTAAACCTGAAATTGATAAAAGAAAATTAAAGAAACTCATAAAAACTGACTTTTATGGGATTGCAAGTCAAAATCTGGGTGGTGGAGGAGGCGGAGGTCTTTTAGGATTACTCGGTGATCTTCTAGGTTTTGGAGGAGGTGGTGGTGGTCGTGGACGTGGCGGAAGAGGTGGCCGTCGTGGTGGACCACCATCCAGAAGAGCACAACAAAGATATAGAAGAAGATTTGGAAATAGAGCCGGAAATAGAAGATTTGGTAGAATGCCTCAATTTGGTAGAGGTGGAGGTGTACGTATTCCCAGAGCAGGTGGAGTGCTCGGTGTTGCAATGGCAGGACTTGAGTATGGGGGAAGAGTATCTGAAGGACAAACACAGACACAGGCAATAACAGGAACTGCTGCATCCACTGCTGGTGGTATTGCTGGTGCATATGCAGGTGCAAAAGGTGGTGCTCTATTAGGTGCTGGAATTGGTGCCTTATTTGGTGGTGTGGGTGCTGTCCCTGGTGCTGCTATCGGTGGATTTCTCGGTGGAATTGCTGGTGGATTCGGTGGTTCTATGTTGGCCGGTGGTGCAGCAGATAGACTCACTGGTGTTGTTGGTAAAGATAAAGTTAGTCAAGAAGCTGATAAAGAATTAGCAGAAGAAACTAAAGTTAATCCACTCGGATTAACGTTAGATAAATTTGATCAGGTAGTTGATAGATTTTCCGAATTACTACCGAAACTTAATTTTGCAAAAGCTTCAAAAGAAGATTTTGAGGTTCCATTTCTTGGAGAAAGATTAACAAGTTTTACTGGTAGGGAAATACCAGATTCAGTGCAACCGCAGGCCCAAGAGGCTCTAAGAAAGTATAAAGAAACTGGAGAAAAACAAGTTATACAAACAGAACAAGGACTCATACAAGTTGGTCCAACTGCAGGAAATCGTCTTGGTATTTTCGGTGGTCCAGACTTAACACCAAAAATATCATTTAATCCAGCCTTAACACCAGACTCATATGAAAAAACTGCACAACAATTAGCGATTGCTAATGCCGTTTTTAATGCACCAGCAACTCTTTCTCCACTTGCTGCTAAAGGAAGATCAGTCCAACCTAGAGTTGTAACCCCAGTTACAAGAAATCCCGTAACAAGATCAGGAGTACCACAAGGTCCAGCAGTACCACCAACAACATCAAGACCTGCACAAACAGTTCCTCCTGTTGTAAGAACTCCCAGGGTAATTAAAAAGAAAATGAAACCCGAAGAAATGCCTGTTGCAGGGCCCGCCGAGAATATATTCCAAAGTCAAACACCTCGCCAAGTAAGACAACCTGAGTTACGACGTGAACAAGTAAGATCTGGATCAACACCCAGTGCAGTTCGTGCTCAACGTGACGCAGAGAGTGCAATGCGAGGTGGCGAAGCAGAATCCACAGCACTGTCACAGGTACGACAAGCATCAAAAAAACAATCTATAGAAGATGCAAAAAATCTTGATTTTGCTAAACAACTTATGGGTAGATCGCCTAAGGAAAGACCAATGGGTAGAACTGTTGTGGAATATGATGATGGTCCTGTAGAATTTAGCATGCCTAAAGGTGCAATGCCAAGAATAACACCCGAAGAATATATCTTTAAGAGACTTCAGAAAGAATATCCTGGACTAGATCCAAACAAACTAATAGAAGGTAAAGTTGATTTTGGTGGAGGACTGTCCGATGCTTCTGGTATAAATCAATATACAACTTACAATTCACCAAATAATAACATTATTATTATGCAGCAGGGTGGAAATCAAGTGCCGGCGCAGAGTTCACCACCACAGATGGTGTCATCTGCTCCGCCTCCAATGACCTCAGCAGGTCCATCATCTTATGACGTTGCATTAAAAATGCATGGAATATTTCAACTAAACAACTTACAAACTACTTAAGATGTCAGTAGCACTATCAGGATTAGACGTAATAGGCGCAGAAATAATTTCTGCGAATGGAAACCGTGTAGATTTTTCTAGTGGTATCAGGAATATTAATTACTTTGAAGACATCTTGTCTCCATGTTGCACAATGTCCATCACTGTGGATCTTGGAAGTAGAATAGTCAATTCCTTACCAATCCGTGGTGGAGAAAAAGTAGTTATAAAATTAAGAACTGCTAGTGGTGATTTTGATAGAGATGGAGATAAAGCTTTTTATGTAAAGAAGATAGAAAATTATGCTGCTGATGGAATGAAAGAAACATTTACATTGCAACTTATAAGTAGAGAAGGTCTCACCAATGAGACCACTAGATGTGAAACAAAATATCAAAAACTTACTATTGATCAACACGTAACATCTATTCTGAAAGATGTTCTTAAAACGAATAATTATGAATCTAAGAATATAGAAAAGACATCAAATACCTATAGTTTTATTGGGAATCAAAAGAAACCTTTTTACATTCTGACTTGGTTATTACCTAAAGGTATTCCTGTTGCTGGAAAATCTGGTACAAACGGAGCAAAAGCTACAGGTGTTGCGGGATATTTCTTTTATGAAAATTCTGAGGGTTTTAACTTTAAGAGTATCGAAAAACTTGTCGGAGGTGTAGATAGCACAAATCAACCAGTTGCAGAATATACATATTCTAATTCTATAGAACACAATACACTTGCAGTAGAATACAAAATTCTAGACTATAAGTTAGCAAAAAATATTGATCTTATAAGTTCATTAAGGACAGGAATGTATTCAAACGTAACATTTCTCTTCGATCTTTATGAAAACCGAACAGATTACTATCAATATGACCTAAAAGACGAAATCCTTGATAAACTAGGGGAGCAGGATGACATAGATGTCCCTGGAGGATTTGAAAGTTCTCCATCAAGAATTCTAGTCAGAACAGCTGATCGAGGTATCCTAGATACTGGCGATATTGCTGCCGACTCTGGTAGAGATATTGCTGATATGGCAAAATCTTTTGCTAGATATAATTTGCTCTTCACTCAGTCACTAAATATGGTAGTACCATGTAACATAGGATTGAAGGTAGGTGATGTAATTGCCGCAACGTTTCCAAAAGTTAGTATTTCCGACAAAGCGGAGAAAGACTCACAGCAGAGTGGCAAATACCTAATAAAAGGTCTAAGACATCACTTTGAAGCAAACGCGAACGTAACTTACTTAAGTTTAATTCGTGATTCATACGGTCTCACAGATAACTAACAAAAAAACCCATGGAAAACATCGAAGCCCACATTGAGGCAGATAAGAAGATCCTTCAAGATCCAACAACCTCACCTCAACAACGTCGTCACATCGAAGGTGAACTTCACGAACTAGAAGTTTACGCAGAGAACCACAAAAAAGAAATTGCTGCAGGAGATCATCACGATCCATCTCCACTAGAACTATTCTGCGAAATGGAACCAGGCGCTCCAGAGTGTAAAACCCACGACAATTAATTAAATGATTGACGAGTCCATATTAAAATCTAATTTTATAGGCAAAGACGGATTCATCTGGTGGATCGGTCAAGTCGCTCCTGCTGATGTGTGGAGAACTTCTGAGTCTAGAGTCGATACCGAAGTTGGTGAAGGCTGGGCTTATAGATGTAAAGTTAGAATCATTGGGTATCATAGTTTTGACGATACAAAATTACCCAATGAAGATTTACCTTGGGCGCATATCCTAACTAGTGCCGATTCTGGTGCTCCTGGACAGGGTGGTTTTGGTAAGACACATGGACTCGTCGGCGGAGAATCTGTTTTAGGATTCTTCCTGGATGGAGAGGAGGGACAACAACCAGTTGTTGTCTCTTGTTTCTATAGAACTAAAGCAGTACAAAACTTAAAAATAAAATCACCCTTCAAACCTTTTACAGGTATGGAGGGTACTCTTTCACAAACTTCCACAAGAAAGAAACGCCCCAGTGCTACAACAAACGAAATTCCTACACAGAGGGTAGAATCTGGTCCAGCATTTAACTTTGACGGGGGCAATGCACTTGATACACAGGGTAACGTAGATTCCCCTTTTAGTGTTTCATTAGCATTTGATGGTTCTAAAATTCCTGGTGCAGCGTATAATACGCCAGATGATAAACAAGATGAATTATTTGGTGAAACTAATGCGGATCTTGCACTTATCAAAGCATTTCATGATGCAGGACCCGTTACTAAACCCAATGGATGTTTAACTGATATTCTTGCACAAATACAATCAGGACTTAATAGTTTCCTTGGATTCATTAACGGTTTAGAATCAACCGCATTAGGTTATATTGATCCAGTAAGAAACTTAATTGTAGATGTTAGTTCATCTGTAGCATCGGTTGCTAGATTAACAATGGGTCTCGTTAGATTCGTTGTTAATGGTATTAGGGAAAATATTGTTAAATTAGTTGGATGTTTATTTGAAGTATTTGCAATCACCATACCTCTACCTCAGTGGTTGCAAATATCTGAGGCGGCAAAACAGATTCTAGATCTCATCTTCTGTTTATTTGAAAAACTCTTTGGTCCAATGGAAGAATTTCTCCAAGGACTCATCAATGAGATGATTGGCGATTCTTTCAATGCTGCTGCTTGTGCAGTCGAAGAGTTTCTTGCTGCAACAATCGGTAAACTTGAAGAGATGATGCAAGATGTTCTTGGGGACATCATGAGTGGTCTTGATTGGTTAGCTGGAGGAATTGGTGAAATTAGTGGATACATCCGAGAGGGTGTTGGTATGATCCAACAATTGCTAAGTTTCTTGAATTGTGATGGCCTACTCTGCAACACACCTGGAACATGGGATCCATTCGGTAAGATTGAATTCCCATCTACAGATGATTGGGCACAGACTCTTGCAAATATTGATATTCTTGGTGGATTTGGTGATGAAATAAATGATGTCGCTGGATTATTATCCCTGTACGGTGGAGATACACCATTTACTGATTGTAGAGATAAAAATACCAATCCAACAACTCAAGGGGATGCACCCAGAGTACCACCTGGTCATACGTTTTATAAGTGTATTCCACCAGAAATTATCATTTACGGTGAAGGTTCGGGTGCTTCAGCTGTACCAGTTATTGATCCAAACACAGGAAAAGTTCTTACGGTTGTTGTAACGAGTCCTGGATCGGGATACAAGGATGCACCTAAAGTTAAGATTATAGATAATACAAATTACGGAAAGGGTGCAACTGCAAAAGCAAGAGTTACGAATGGAGCTGTAAGTGACATCTATGTCACAAATGCTGGTTCTGGATATTGCCCAACAGATCTATCGATAACACTACCTAAACCACCCCCAGATCCAGATCTACCACCAACATGTGAAGATAGTACAGATTGCCCAACAGGATACGTCTGTGTTGATGGATATTGTGTTCCTGGATGTAATGATACGAACGATTGCCCTGCAGGATATACTTGTGTTGATGGGCATTGTGTTCAAACATGTTCAACCGATAAAGATTGCCAGAAAGGATATGTTTGCATTGATGGTCAATGTGTAAGAGATCCAGATGATGATGGTCCAGACGATATAGTTATTATTCCTGGTGATTCGGATCCAGGCATCAGTACTATTCCAGTTGGTATTGTTACTGATATTGTTATTGAAAATCCTGGTATTGGATACACTGATGGTGATTATATTCAAATCGGAGATGATTGTTACTACGAACCAATTTTAACTGCAAATGGTTCAATCATTGGTATTAAAGACATATCACCATGTAATATTCAATTTACAACCACCCCTGAAATTGAAATCATTACAGATACGGGAAGTGGTGCTAATGCATTCCCCGTTACAGAATATCAACCTCAATACATCTTTGATAACCAAGATGTTGGTATCGGAAGTATCAGAACTATTGTCGATTGTGTTGGAATAAGAGATCTAGTCTTTGTTGGTTGGGTCAATGGATTCCCATACTATGGACCATATCATGAACATGAAGGCAAGAGAATGGTAGGTCCAGTGCATGTCAATAGACCACATGCAACAATCTATGACACCAAGGAACAGAGTCTGTTTGCTATGAATATAACACCAACGCAAGCTGCAAGTGGTGATGCTACAGCAACTCTGACGCCATTGTCGGGATCCACAACTACACCAACTGCACAGAGTTCTGCGCCCACTGTAAGTCCCGCTCCATCACCTACACCTGCACCCGCTCCCGCACCTACTCCTACACCAGACCCAACTCCACCACCATCCAGTCCCCCTCCATCGAGTCCACCACCATCACCACCACCATCTGGAGGAGGCGGCTCTGGAGGCGGCGGGTATGGTTACTAAATAGTAAAAAATTGACTGACGTTTAGTGTCTCAACCCAAAGAATTTTACTGTAAATACCAAGGATTTGAATTCAAGTCTGGCGTGGACGGTGGTGATGGCCGTACTATCGACTGGCAAGTAATTACTGATAGTCTTCAGGGCATTAGATTCTGCACTGATGGATCTCATTTTCAACTATGTTATGGAACTAGTTATGAACTTTGCGGCCAGGATGTAGGAAAAGATGAACCTGCAAAGATTATTCGTGCAAAAAATGGAGATATCCATATTGATGCAATGGCTGGAGATATTGTTCTGAAAGGAATGAACATTAGAATTCAAGCTTCAGATCCATCAGGAGAATGTACTATAACTGCGGGTAAGCAGATTGCTACAAAATCTGCAGTCACATCTGTTTCTGCAACCAAAGTAAATATAAATGGAACCCAAGACGTTGGTATGACTGGATCTACAGTTAATAGTCACGCAAAACTTCAGAATACCCAGTCTCAAGCAACTGACGAAAAGCAAGCATCTTTCTTAGGACAGATCATGCAAGCAATTAAAAAATTCAAACAACTCTTAGAGTGTGCAAGTTAAATTATGGCTACTCCTATTCTACACGCTGGTGATAAATTTGTTTGCGGTGCTGTTGACACTTCTTTTTTAGATGCATCATCCAGACTCTTACCAGGAACATCTGTTCTAAACGGACCAGTTTACATCGGTATGCCATTTTCTGTTGGTATTGCTCGTGCAAACTGCATGATTGGACCACCAATATTATCATTAGGTAGTCCTGCATCTTTGGAAGTTCTGGGTATTACCAACATCTTTGGTATCTTGAATGTATTTTCAATCAGTACATTTACTGGTCTGACTACAAAACTTGGAACTACAATCAAGAACGCACTAAGTCTTAAGAATGGTATTGATATTGCCAATGCTCTAAAGATTGGTAACACGGTTAAGGTACAGAATGGTGTAGATAACGTCAACGGAGTATTAAAT